TACATTCAGCTAGGCACAGGTTCTGCTGCTAGGTTGCACCAAGTACTAGTCGATAGAGCGGCTGGTACAGACGTTGACTTAGAGATCTGGCCTAAACTGAGAAGTACATACTCAGGTGAAACTATAATCTACAGTAATCCTAAAGGCATCTTTAGATTAGCTCAAAGTGTAACATCTTGGTCTATAGACAATGCTAGTTTCTACGGTATATCCTTTGATGCTATAGAGGCACAACAGTAATGACACGCACTCTACCCACATCAGTAATAGACACCTTAGATGATAATGTAGTCTATCCCTTTTTTGCCATAGAATTAAATTTTGATGGTGCTGATGTATTACGTCTGTGGACAGGTATAGGTACTCTTAACGTACAAGGAGTAGATTGGACAGGTGCTGGAACCCTTCTTAATGTTTCCTCTATCGAAGAAACTACAGAGATAGCCGCTAAAGGTGCTACACTATCCCTTACAGGTATCCCTTCAGAAGTTGTATCATTAGCTCTCAGAACTCCATATCAAGGTAGAACCTGTAAAATATACTTTGGTTTATTTAAGGCTTCAAAGATAATAAAAGAAGATTCCTCTTTCTTGTTGCTAGAAGATGGTTCCAAGATATACTTAGAAGACCTTAACGCTGGTTTCACTGAGATATTCTCAGGTTACATGGATCAGATGGACATAGAAGAGTTACCTGAGACAAGTACAATACATTTAAAGGTAGAAAATAAGCTAGTTGACTTGGAAAGAGCTAGAGTAGCTAGGTACAGCAGTAGCTATCAGAAATCTATATACCCCACTGACTTTGGGTTAGATCTTGTAGAAAGCATACAGGATAAAGAAATTGTGTGGGGAAGAGGCAGCTTCAAACCTAGTGACGCAACTCTTAATGCAATAGCTCGCAACTTCTAGATTGTAATGGTACAATATAAACAAGAGTTCTTAAGCTCAGTTAAAGACGATATACATTACCTGTTGCAGTTAGACTGGCAAGAGATAGAACACAATAAGACTAGCTTCCCGTTAGACCCTGACTGGGACATGTACCATAAGCTAGAAGAGCTAAACATACTTCGCATATTTACTTGCAGAGATGAAGATAAATTAGTCGGTTATTTTGTATCTCATATTATCCCTAATATACACTCAAAGGGAAACATAATAGCTGTAGCTGAGATAATCTACGTCTTAGAAGAATACAGGTCTGGTATGATAGGTTACAAGTTATTTAAGTTTGCTGAGAAGTGTATCAAAGAAGATGGTGTTAAAATACTTCATGTCACCACAACAGAAAAGAACCCTATAGACCCCATGATGAAGCGTTTAGGTTACTCAAAAGTAGAAACCAAGTTTGAGAAGGTTTTAAGCTAATGGCTGTTGCTACTACTATTTATGTTACAGCGGCTGTATATGCAAACGCTGGTTTTATGGCGGCTGCTACTTACTTTGCATCTACTTGGACTGGCTACTTCTTATTAACAGCAGCTACAAGTATGGCTATAAATGCCCTTACCCCTAAACCCGCCATAGGAACTGGTGCAAACAGAGGCTATCAAGTTACAGCAAGGGGTACAGCTTTAGCTCATCAAGTTATCTACGGTAAAACACAGACGGGTGGGGCAGAGGTTTATATAAGTACATCTGATTCTGTAGATCCCCTTGGAAGTGTGCCAAATAAGTACTTACATAAAGTTATTGCTTTTGCTGGGCATGAGATTGAAGAGTTTGAACAGATTTATATTAACGATGAGTTGTTTGATTCTAATAGTCGTTATCATGGTAAAGTCTATATAGCTGAAAGGTTAGGAACGTCTGGTCAAGCTGCCGTCACTTCTTCAGAAGTCAACAATATAACTTTACCTACAGAGTGGGATGCCACACGTAAACTATCAGGTATAGCTTATCTCTACGTTGTCATGGAGTATGATGCGGATATATTCCCCAATGGTGTTCCTGAGATTAAAGCTGTAATTAAAGGTAAGAAAGTATACGACCCTCGTACAAGTTCTACAGCTTGGTCTGACAACCCAGCCTTATGTATCAGAGATTACCTCACCTCAAGCTACGGTCTTGCTGAAGAAACAGTTAACGTAGATGATACCTATGTTTCTACAGCAGCTAATGTTTGTGAGTACTTCAATTATCCAGACTTAACAGGGGGTCCAAGGTTTTCTCTTAATGGGGCTTTTGTAACATCTATAACACCCGCTGATATTTTAAACGACCTTCTTACTTCAATGGGTGGTATGGTTTGGTATGCTCAGGGTAAGTGGAGGATGAAGCCAGCTTATTACACATCTCCCGTATTAGATATAAATGAAGATGACTTTAGATCTGCTGTCAATGTTTCAACTAGGCATTCAAGAAGAGATAACTTCAATATTGTAAAAGGTACTTGGAAAGGGCCAGATAGCTTTTATCAAGTAACTGATTATCCTCAAATACCTGACGCTAATGATACTAACGCTTTTGTTGTTGCAGATAATGGACAAGAAAGTGTAGTAGACTTAAATCTTGCATTTACAGATAACGTAACTCAAGCTAGGCGTATAGCTCGTATCTTACTTGAACGAAACCGTCAACAACTTACGATAGAAGCATCCTTTGGTTTAAGAACCTTTCAAGTACAGGTTGGAGATATTGTAAGAGTAACCAACACTAGATTTGGTTGGACTAATAAAGAGTTTGAAGTTGTCAAGTGGACATTTGGCCTACAAGAGGGAAATGATCTTCAGACACAGATGACCTTAAGAGAGATAAGTGAGTCTGTCTTTGATGATGTAGACGATGCTGTTGTTTATGAAACCGATAACACAACTCTGCTATCACCTTTTGATGTACCACCTGTAGCTGTAGACCTCACTCAAGAATACAGAGTTATCAATGAGCATGTAACTAATGTTCTTGTAGTTAATGTTACATCTACATCAGCAACCAGAGTAGACTATGTTGAGGTAGAGTTTAAGAAGTCTACAGACTCAACTTACAGTGTCTTAGGCACAGGTGACTTAGGTAGATTTGAGATCTTAGACATTGAGACACCTCTAGCTGGTGCAGCAGGTACAATAGTCTACGATGTTAGGGCTAGAGCTATCAATGCCTTTGGTGTTAAAGGTGAATTTACAGACGCACAGAAGACTGTAGAAGCTGATACTACTGGCCCATCTGCCCCATCTACCTTTGAGAAGCAGTTATCTGGTGGTACTCTATTCTTTGCTTGGACTGCCTCAACTGACTTTGATCTGTCGTACTATAGACTGTGGCATAGCTCATCAACTACAGCTACATTCACAGGTGGTTCACCCCAAGTCATAATCAATAAAATAGCTAGACCAGCGACATCAGTAGCCTACCCAGCTATCTCAGGAACATTCTTTATTGAACCTTATGACAAGTCAGGTAACGAAGGTACTGTAGCCTCTCTTGTTGTTTTACCATCTGAACTACCTCAACTAGGTCAAAGTTTAACTGACACTGAGAACCCAAGTTTCGCTGGTAGTAAGACTAATGTAGCTATAGCTACAGGCCCAGACCCTGATGAATTAAGACTATCTAGCTTTGCTACTGCACCCTCTACAGGTACATACGAGTTTACAGGTTACTTAGACACGGGATCAACTAGAACTGCAAGGGTATCAACTAACTTAACCTCCACTAGGCACCATGCTAATGCTTCTGGTGGATTAGTGAATTGGGATGACATCCCTAACAACTGGGATACTTGGCCTAACAACTGGGACGATTGGTCAGATGAAGACCAGCCCTATGGTGACTTCAGTGTAGCCATTTATGTAGCTGCAACTAATGATGACCCTGCTGGCTCTCCTACATGGGGATCTTGGGTTGTAGCTGCTGGTGAACTCACAGGCAGGGCATTTAAATTCAAAGCTGAACTCGGCAGTACCAGCAATAACGTATCTCCAAGCATAAGCGTCTTGGAAGGAATAGTGGAATATTAATATGGCACAACATGACTATAACATAGCTAACCAAACAGCAGCTAATGCTAGGACCGACATAAACAACGTCCTATCAGCTATAGCTACAAACAACTCAGGGACTGCTGCACCTAGCACTACCTTCGCTAACCAATGGTGGTATGACACTGATGCTTTTATCTTGTACATAAGAGCAAATGGTAATGATGCTTGGATACCTGTAGCTTACCTAGATCAGACAAATGATAAGTTTCGTATCCTACAGGACACTCAGGTAGTAAATACCTCTGGCACATTTAGTGGCATATTGGGAGGTCAGGCTACAGGTACATGGGAAACTGGAACAGGTGGTGTTGAAAGTCTTGTGTCACCAGCAAAGTTAAAGGCAGCGGCTGACAAATCTGTTGAGAGTAAACTTAATGTTTCAGGCTCTGCCCCTATCTATGGTGTTCGTGCTTGGGTTAATTTTAATGGTGAAGGTTCAACTGGAGCAAACCAAACCTTGAGAGCAAGCGGTAATATTGCATCAGTGTATAAAAACACCAAAGGCAATTACACAGTCACTTTTTCTACAGCTATGCCAGATGCAAATTATGCAGTGCTATACGGTGCCGGTTTTTCAACTGGCGTGAGTTCTGACAACGGCACAACGATAGATGTTTATGATCAAACTACTGGAAGTTTTAAGGCAAACATCACCGATCCAACAGGTAACGGAAGGGTTAATGTCCCTAGATGTTATATCACAATAGTAAGGTAAGGGAAACACATGGCTGACCAAAAGATCTCAGAATTAACAGCCCTTACTTGGGCTAACGTAGCTGACGATGATGCAATAGCTATTGTAGATACATCAGCAACAGAAACTAAGAAGATAGTCTTCAGTGAACTTAAGAATGCCCTAGATACAGCAACTGGCTTTGTCAGGATCACTGGCGATACCATGACGGGTGCATTGGATGTACAATCTACAATCACCAGCGATGGGCTGACTGTGGATGGTAACTTGCTTGTGAATGTTACTTCTGCACAGGATTTTACAAGTACAACTACAAATGGTCATACTCTTTACGGGGGTTCTGTAAACGCTGCGCTTCACAGTCGCAATGATGCTAACGCACTTGCGGTTCAACGTACTGGAACAGACGGGTCGCTTGTTAATTTCTTCAAGGCAACGGCAGAAGTGGGGAGTATTGGGACTACTGGTGGTGACACAATTACAATAGGTTCTGGCGACACTGGTTTGTTAATGAACCAGACTAATGATGAGATTATTCCTTGGAATACTTCAACCAATGCTGCTCGTGATGGATTTATTGATTTAGGTGACGCTTCACATCGCTTCAAGGACCTCTACCTGTCTGGCGGTATCCAGTTCGACAGTCGGTCTAATAAGCTGGATGACTATGAGGAGGGGACTTGGACGCCAGCCGTTTCCAATATGACAGTGACTGGAACATTAACCACCGCTGGGAGATACACAAAGGTTGGCAGAATGGTGAGCCTTATGGGGTGGATCAGCGCAACAACATCTATTGCACATAGCGCATCTGCTCTTATTTCTGGGTTTCCGTTTGCAGGAGCGACTGTTACGGGAGAAAACCAATCTAGATCTGCTGGTGTAATAGTTGCTGGTGCTAATGCAGACTTACCTTCATCAAACCATAGCGCTGCTTGTTTTGTAGATAGCCCAAATTCACGGGCCTTTCTTGGCAACTTTACAACAACGGCTGCTAATGAATACATTTATATTAACGCTGTATATTACACAGCATAACCC